ACAAGCAGACAAAGAGCTTATCAAGGGCGTCAACCACCTGCTCCAATCGAGGTAAGCCATGGCGAGCACATCCGACTTCCTGGTCGATCACGCGTACCAAAACGTCTGGTGCGCTCCCGGTCAGGACCGCCAACACATCGTAGGGCCTGCGCGCATGACGCAGGCTTGGGGTGTGATCGGGACCATGCGCATCGGCATGCGCAGCTACAACCTCCCATCGCCCAGCGACTGGTACCACGTCTTCATGATCGGTGACCTGCCACCCATCCTCGTGGGGATGGAACAGATCATCGACAAGTGGGTCTCGGTCAAGGCACACTGCGTGGCCCACAACCTGCTGGTCGACCTGTACTTCAATGACGGCGTGCACTTCCCGACTCATCGGGCGTACTTCCTGTACACTCGTGCCGGTGCCTTGGTGCTGGCCTTGCTCAAGACGGACATCGTCAAAAATGCGGGCGCAGACCAGCCGTACATCCGCTGGCGCAGCAACGCCTGGTTTCAGTCGAACAACCCCGACGTACCGATCAACGGCGGGATTGAAATCGATGGCATGACCTACACTGACAGCAACAGCTTCATCCTTTTCCAGAACCGTTGGCGCGCCGCACAGCAGAAGCAGGGTTATGCCTGGGCCTTCGTCAACGGTCGCCGGGTGCGCGATATCAACGTCGTGACGGCTCAGGTCGGGGATGTCCTGGAGTACGTCCGCGATGCGTCCGTCAAGGAACGCCTGGAGATGCCGCTGACGTCGCTACCGCAATTCGACAGTGTGCGGGACAACAAAGCCAAGTTCCTGATCCCGCGGCCGGGTTTGGGCGACACCATCGACTTCGAGGACGATGTCGACCTCTACCTGTTGCGTTACACCAAGCCGGCAGCGTACACGGGGATCTACGTCCACCAGAACGTCGAAGACGCCATCCGCATGGTGACGCACCGCGACTACAGCACGCCAATTGCCTACCTGCATGGGTTCGTCAATGACAACTTCGGTTGGCGCTGGAGCGATGACCTACGGATCGAGGTGATTGTCCGTCACAGCGGCTTCCAGCGGACACTGGTGGATGAGGCGCACCGGATCAAGGAACTCTTCAAGCTACCCGAAGACCTGCGCCTGCGCGCCATGGTCGGGGTGGACGCCGAGGTCCCGGTCTGGCAAGCGGCCGAACTGGAGAACAGTCCGTACCTGCGTCTGATGGAAGCGACCTACGATGGCCTGACCACGCAGATGGTGGAAGACGCCTACGGCTACAACGCCATCTCTCGGCTGATCGGCGACACGCCGGTACGGCTGGCGGTCAACCAGCAGTGGGTGAACCTGCCCTTCAGCCTCTACGCCACCGCCACGGTGCTGGAGTACGACGAAGAGGGGTTGCTCCTGGGTTACTTCTGGCACGATGTCTCGACCCAGTACCCGGTGCGCAATGCGACCTGCCGGTACATCGAAGCGTACATCGGCCGGGGTGGCGTGGGCCTGTGCACAGCCTACGGCAAACAGACCTCGACCCTCAAGGATGGGGTGGACTACCGCTTCTACACCTGCGATATCATCGGTGGCGAGCCGATCAACAACTGGAAGGACGTCACGGGCGACACCACCAAGTACCAGATCGCCAATGGTCAGGTCACCTGGCTGGTCGATACCACCCGGACTTTCACGGCGGTAAAGGAAGACCTCAACTTCCTGCTCTACGGCCTGGACCTGGATTACCGGGATGATCTCATCACCCTGACTGTCCGGGTAGACGAGGTGGTGCAGGGTGCGGTGGCAACCTCCGGTGTCATGGACATTCCGCCGGGTGAACTGACCGTGTGGGTCAACGGCCATCCCGTGATCGAAGGGATCGGCTACTACGTGCAGTGGCCGGAGATCTGCATCGTCGACAAGTCGTGCCTGGTCGAAGGGCCGGTGCAACACGTCGACGTCATGGGACGGGGGTTCTGTGGTGCTGACTTCAGCCGTGAGCTCCCGGCCGACGTTGGCTTTGTCGCCTACGGTAAGCTCAGCCACAACGCTCGGTTCAATGTGCGGGACGATCAGGTCTGCCGGATCGTGGCCAACGGCCAGTTGTTCACCCGGGATGAGGTGGTCTTCAGTGAGGACGGCTCGGGGTCGATGATCGCGCCCAATGGCGCGCCCTACGCCATCTACCACCCGATCATCCCGATGGCAGGTGTCACCAACGGCGAGACCTACAGCCTGCGGGCGCTGTCCCAGGTCATCGACAAGCAGATCGAGGACTACCTGACGGCCAAACTCCCCGAGCCGGTCGAACCGAATCCCAACCCGATCCCGGGTTGGTACAAGGTCTTCAGTCCCTTCTGCGCCAAGTTGATCTACGACATGCTTTACGGTGTGTTGCCGATGGACGAGTTCAAAGGCGAGTACACGCTGGCCTTCGTCAAGGATCGGCTCAAGGGGTACGATTGGATCCTGCCCTTCGACCCGGCGCTCGACCCCGACCTGGACAGCCGGTACGTCTCCATCCACCCGCACCCGGAAGAAGGTGTGATCGAGCTGAATGTCTACCAGTACCGTCTGTTGGACCGCGCCATCCAGGTCTTCCTGAACAACAACGTGCAGTTCAACCGCACGGTGGTCATTGTCGAGGAAGGCTTCGAGCACGATATGCGCGATCACCCGCACCCGCATCAAACGTGGGAATCGGTCGGTCAATAAACCCCAGGGTCTATGGGAATTCCCATAGACCCCTCATCGAGATTTGGTTATGGCTGAGAAAGTAATTACGCTCACGAACGGCGACAAGGTCATCGTCGATGAAGACCGCAAGCGCAGTACGAGCTTCAACCTCGACGACCTGTACCGGTATCGCCTCGTGGACGACAGCAGCGCCGTCGTCGAAGGTGCCGGTGAATACGTCCCGAACGTCGGCGACATGATCTGGTCCTTTGGCATCGGCCTGCTGCGCGTGTCGCGAGTCGATTACACCAACTACGTGGCCGACCTGGTCCTGTGGGAGCTACCCAAGACCGCCTCCGAAGTGGGTGTGGAAGACGTCCTGCTGGGCGTCGGGCCGGGCTATTCCAGTGAGAGCTGGCGTTGCCTGATTGACACCCGCGTCTTCCCCTACCGCCTGGACATCGACTCCAAGCTCCATTCCTACGGGACCGACTGCAAGGAAGTGATCGTTTTCAGGGGCATCAACACCTCTGAGACCGGCACCGTGATCTCCGGGATGTACCAACAGGGCGGGGAGTTCATCCCAGGGCCCATTCCACTGGAGCTGGTCAAGGAAACCGAAGGCGTCACCAACATCGCCGAGTACGCCCCGGTGATGGGCTACACCACCACACAGTTGCCGGATGGCGAAGTGGTGACCGTAGTGACCTACAACACCGACGGCGCACCGACCAGCTACAACAAGATGCTGGTGATGAACACCAACATCACCCGTCACCCGGAAGACCCGCTGCGCCGGATCACGGCCATCGAGATCGTCAGCCCCTGGCTGTCCCAGACCGAGCCGAACACCCTGGAGTTCCCGATCAATGGGACCGTGTCCCAGCTCGTCATGCGCGGCAAGGTCACCTACTCCAACGGGGACACAGCGCTGTTCGACCTCACCGACGAGGCGGCCAACGGCAAGTGCAAGGTCCTGGGCCTGAAGTACTGGTCCCCGACCATCACCGGGGCGCGGCAGGAGTTCCACCTCTGCTACAGCCCCGACCCGGACGAAGAGTACGCGTACCTGCAAGGCGTCACCGCCAACGGCGACGTGCTGATCAGCTATTCCATCGTGGCCACGCCGGTCGACCCGGCCTACAGCCTCAAGCTCTACGCCTTCCCGGTGTGGAAAGGGGCAACCGTGGGCTACCAGCTGGACTACTGGCTGTACGACCTCAACCGGGCCATTGCTCGCCACGTACCGACCGGCGCTGTGGAACTCTCCGAAGCTTCGGCCGCGTTCGATGGTCATCTGTACACCACCGTGCAGTACATCCAGGTGCAGGTCAACCTGTCGGCCATGGATCCGAGCTACGGCGATCACAAACACGTCCAATCGCTGCAGATCGCGCTGCTGCGTGATGGCTCGATCCGCCAGTCCAACTGGCGTGTCAAGTTCTCGGGTAACCAACCGAACTGGTACGGCGACACCCTGGAGGCGGCGGTCCACGCCATTGGCAGTGGTCTGTCCACGGTGAACATCGCTCAGGGCCTGACCAGTCAGACCGACTGGCTCAACAAGCTGTACTACAACCTGAGTCCGCTGTACGATCCCCAGACCGAGACCCAAGCACCGGCCCCGACGCACGTCCTGCTGACCACCAAGACCCGGACCTACGAGATCCCGGTCGGCCAGTGGAGCAACGACATCACCTTCATCAACGACCTGGGTGAGGGCGAAGTGTTGTTCCTGCGTTGGATCAAACGCGCTGCAAATGGAGACCTCCAATTAGCAGCAGGCGGTTTGCCGGTTCACATGTTCTAACCCTCATGGGCGCTGGGGAGCTTCGGCTCCTCAGTGGCCTATGTTTCACAAGGAAACACCGTCATGGCCATCCTCTACCGGCAGGACTGGGACAAGTACCCCACCGCCATCGCGGACGATAAGACCCGCAACACGAGCTGGCTCAACATGGCCTCCAAGCTCAAGCAGATGGGGGTCCAGCATTACTACATGCCGCTGGCATTGATTCAGCCGGTCTTGCAGAACTACGACCCGCACGATCCGAACCTACCGGAAGAGATCGTCCATCTGATGCGCCTGGAGTGCGAGATCAACCCCTGGTACTTCTTCCGGGAATGCTTCAAGGTCGGTGAGAAGGGTGAGTCAGTACCGCTGGCGCTGAACCGGGGTAACCTGGCCATGTTCTGGTCCGTGTTCAACTCCTTTGTCACCTTCGTCCAGCAGATCCGCCAGACGGGTAAGTCGCTGAACACCCGGGCGATCGTGGAGTACTTCCACGCCATCGGCGCGCCCGCCATGGCGAACGCCTTGCACATTCTCTTCACCAAGGGCGACCTGCGTAAGGAAGAGATCAAGGCCTACAAGGACCTGCGGGAGAAGCTGCCCTGGTGGATGTGGTACCTGACCTCCAAGGACCGCGACAACCAGATCGAATTCACCACTGCCGCACGGCAGGTGTTCACCAAGACCTACATCCCGCAAGGCGATCCGGAAGCGGCGAACGGCGTGGGCCGGGGTACGACTCCGGATCTGGTGACCGTCGACGAACCGCCCTTCCTGCCGTACGCCCGGTATTCGATTCCGGCACTGGTGGCCGCGACCACCAACTCCTTCGACGTAGCCAAGCGCCGTGGGACCATGCACGCCCTGCTCTACACCACCACGGCCGGCGACCTTTCCACCGATTCGGGCGATTACGTCTACGAGAAGATCAAGAAGGTCGGCATGTACTTCTCTGAGATGCTCTACGACTGCAAGGACCGGGACGATGCGGTCAAGATGATCCTCGCCAACTCTAATGCTGATACCGGCGGGGTGCCCTTCCTGGACATCTCCTTCAGCCACTTGCAGCTGGGCTACACTGACGAATGGCTGCGCAGCAAGATCGGCATGGTCTCGGGTTCTCGGGACCAGATCAAGCGGGACTACCTGGGTCAATGGACCTTCGGCTCGGCGCGGAACCCGATCAAGGAACGGATCCTGAACCTCATCCGGGATCACCGGGAAGAGAAGCCGATCACAGACGTGACCCCGGAGAACTACGTGCTGCGGTACTTCCGGCCGATCGAGTACGTGAAGACCCGCAAAGCGGTGCTAGGCATGGATACCTCCAACGCCGTAGGGCGCGACAGCATCACCGGGGTACTGACAGATGTGGAAACCGCGGAAACCCTGATGGCCTTTGGGGTGAGTGACACCAACCTGACGCAGTTCACCAAGTGGTTGGCCAAGCTCTTCGTTCAGTTGCCGAACTTCACCCTGATTCCGGAAGCCAAGTCCTCCTGGGACGGGATCCGGGACGGCCTGCTCATCGAGCTGCCGCTGCTGGGCGTTGACCCAGGACGGCGGATCTACAGCCGGATCGTCGATGACGCCAACGGCACCGAGTCGCAGAAGCGGACTTACCGGGAGTATGCCGCCGGCCACCCGTCGGAGCGCAAGTACTTCCCGTTCCGGGCGGACTTTGGCTTCCCCACCTCAGGCC